ATCGACTACATGGATCTGGCGCCTCGCCAAACGCTTGCAGGCGTCAGCGCAGGGAGCCGTCGAGTACCTGGTGCATTTATTGCGAATGCGCGCGGGGGCACACGGAAGGTGTTCAAACGAAAAGGCCCGGGCCGGCTTCCTATTGAGAAGCAGGTTGTCGAGATTCGAGATAAGGCTGACGTCTGGATTGAGGATCAGATGCTGGGCAGCCAGCAATTCGACGAGAGATTTCTGACCATTTTCGAACGGGAGCTGGAATGGCGAACGCAGAAACGGAAATAAACCTGGACCAGTTACACCAGGCCATCCTCGACAAGATCGCGGCGCAGTTCCCGGACCTTCAGACCGTGGAGGATTATAGCCAGAGCCGCATGCGCTTCACTGCGCCCGCCTGCTTTGTGGAGCTCACCCAGCTGGACGCCGGCGAGATGGATCCGGGCACTGAACAACTGCAGGTGGCTGCAAGGTTTGAGGCGCACCTGGTCATCGGGTTCCAGCAGCCTGACGCCAAGCGCTCTATACGTATGCTGGCCGGCGCGTTCTCGGTCTTCCTGCGACATCAGCGCTGGGGGCTGCCTGTCGGCCCAGCTCAATTCGTCGCTGCATCGCCTGATGAGATTGCTGGCATGGGCCGCAACGCAGAACACCTTGATCAGTACGAAGTCTGGACCATCGAATGGGAACAGGAGATTCATTTGGGCCAGAGCATCTGGAAAGGCGATGACACGCTGATCACCGAGATCTACGTAGGATTCGATCCAGAGATCGGCCCGGGTCATGAGGATGATTACCGCCAGATTCTACCGGAGGGCCAATGAGCAACTGGGCCCTGGCAGACATCGAACGGCGTGTTGCCAACATGATCAGATATGGCGTCATCGAGCAGCTGGACGAAGCCGGCGCCCGGGTTCGGGTTCGTTCTGGTGGCATCCTGACCGACTGGCTCAAATGGCGTACCCAGCGGGCCGGACCGGACTCTGACTGGTGGGCCCCTGAGCCCGGGGAACAGGTGGTGATTCTTTCCCCCGATGGCGAGATGAATCAGGCACTGATCCTGGGCAGCATCAACAGCAACCAACACCTGCCCCCCGGTAACCGGAAAACCCTGCACCGTGTGACCTACCAGGATGGCGCGGTGAAGGAATACGACCGCGAAGCCAGCACAGACCGGGCAACCTACCCTGACGGCACCGTGATCGAGTACGACGCCACTGCAGGAAAGTACACTCTCAGCTTTTCAGGAGGCACCACCATCGAGGTGGAGGCCCAGTCCGGTAACGTGCTGGCCGACATAACCGGCGACCTGACCGCAACCATCGCAAAAACCTTGCTGGCGGAGGTGGGTACCAGCGCGACCGTCACCAGCCCGACGATCACCCTGAACGGCACCGTGAACATCAACGGAAACCTGAATCTGGCCGGCGCGCTGGCGGCGGTTCCTGGCCCTGCCGGAGCCGGATCTGGGGCAACCCTGCAGGGCAACTTCCAGATAGATGGCGCGGTGAATCTCGTTAATGGCGACATCGTCGCCGACGGCGTCAGCCTCAAAGGCCACACTCATCCGGGCGATAGTGGCGGAACAACAGGCGCGCCAAATTAGGGAACCACTGCCAGCGGAGCAGGATGCGCCCGTAGCTGATTATTCGTGGCATGAACGGCAGCGACTCCACCACAGGCAAGGCCCTGTCCGGGCTTAACCACCTACGACAATCGATCCGGGACATTCTCACCACCCCGATCGGGAGCCGAGTCATGCGCCGTGAATATGGCTCCCGACTTTACGAGCTGGTCGATGCCCCGTTGAACGAGGCCACCACCCTGGAGATCTACGCTGCAACCGCTGAGGCCCTGGCCCGCTGGGAGCCGCGATTCAAGATTACCCGGGTGAGCGCGACTTCCGCGAGTCCCGGCAAGATCACCATTGACCTGCAGGGGGAATACACCCCCAACGGAGAGCCTGTGAATTTTGATGGCATTGAGGTGACCTGATGGCTGGAACGATCAACCTGGCACAGTTGCCGGCGCCCGATGTCGTTGAGGTGCTCGACTTCGAAACGATCCTGGAGGAGCGCAAGCAAGCGTTTCTGGATCTACTCGCGCCTTCACAGCGAGCCGAGGTAGCCGAAACCCTGCAGGTTGAGAGTGAGCCCATCACCAAGCTGCTGGAAGAGAACGCCTACCGCGAAATGGTCTGGCGCCAGCGTGTGAACGAGGCCTCCAAAGCAATTATGCTGGCCTATGCCTCGGATGATGACCTGGACAACCTAGTTGCAAGCTTCAACGTCGAACGCTTGATGATCGCCCCGGGCAATCCGGATGCAGCACCACCAGTGCCTCCCACATTCGAAAGCGACGAAGATCTGCGCCTTCGCGCCCAGCAGGCTTGGGAGGGGCTGAGCGTAGCTGGGCCCCGCAAAGCCTATGAGTTCGAAGCCCTGTCCGCTGATGGCCGGGTGGTGGACGCGACAGCCACCAGCCCTTCGCCGGCGTATGTATTGGTCACTCTATTGTCTACCGAGGGCGACGGCACAGCCAGCCAGCAAATCATTGATAACGTCACCTCCGCCTTGTCTGCTGAAGACACCAGGCCCGTCGGCGACCGCCTGACCGTTCAGTCAGCCACCATCGTTAGCTACCAGGTGGACGCCGCCCTATATGTCTATCCGGGCCCCGAACAGGAACCGATTCTGGCTGCGGCCCAAGCCTCGCTAGATAACTACATTACCGCCCAGCGCCGTATCGGTCGAGATATCCGCATCTCCGCCCTTCATGCGGCCTTGCATGTGGAGGGTGTCCAGCGGGTGGAGCTGGCCCAGCCCATGGCCGATGTGGTGATCACCGATACCGAGGCCGCCCACTGCACCAGCACTAGCGTAGTGATCGGAGGCTCCGATGAGTAACGATCGCACACCCCTACTCCCCAGCAACGCCACGCCCCTTGAACGGGCGGCGGCTGAAGCCCTGGCCGATATCCAGCAGGTACCGGTACCACTACGCACGCTCTGGAATCCGCAAACCTGCCCGGCCGCTTTGCTGCCCTATCTCGCCTGGGCCTTCAGCGTCAATCGCTGGGACCCGACCTGGACAGAAGCCGCCAAGCGCGACGTGATCGCGACCAGTTTCTATGTCCACAAGAAGAAAGGAACCATCAGCGCTTTGCGCCGGGTGGTGGAGCCCTTGGGTTATCTGCTGGAAGTTATCGAGTGGTGGGAAACGGACCCGATGGGCACGCCGGGCACCTTCGCCCTGAAGATCGGCGTTCTGGACAAAGGCATCACCGAGGAAATGTACCTTGAGCTGGAACGATTGGTGGATGATGCCAAGCCGGTCAGCAGACACATCACCGGGCTGGACCTGGCCGGCGAGAGTTCAGGCCAGTTCTTCGCCGGCATGGCGGTCTATGACGGCGATGTCACCGCCATATGGCCCTACCAGCCCGGCACCATTGCGGTGAGCGGAGCCACCTACGTGGGCATGGCCACCGACAGTAACGATTCAGCAACTGTTTACCCGCTATAGGAGCAAACATGCCACAGTTCTACACCGTCCTGACTGACGTTGGCCAAAGCAAACTGGCCAACGCCGTGGCCCTGGGCCAAACCATCGACATCACCCAGCTGGCCGTGGGCGATGGCGGCGACTCACTGCCAACGCCAGAGACCAGCCGCACCACTCTGGTGAACGAAGTCCGCCGCGCAGCCATAAACCGCAGCGAAGTGGATGCCGAAAACCCCAACTGGATCGTGGTTGAGCAGGTTTTGCCACCAGACGTAGGCGGATGGACCATCCGCGAAGTCGGCATTTATGACGTAGACGGCGACCTGATCGGCTACGGCAACTACCCCGAAACCTACAAGCCGGCGCTGGCTGAAGGCTCCAGCCGGACCCAGACCATCCGGTTTGTTATGGAGGTTTCAGACACCGCAGCGGTCACCCTGAAAGTGGACCCCTCCGTGGTGCTGGCCACCCGAGGCTATGCCGATGATATCGGCGACGCAGCCGCCCAGGCCCTGACCCAGCACGAGCAAGGCCGCGCCCACCCAACCGCCACCACCGGCGCCCAGGGCATGGTCGAGTTCGCAGACCAGGCAGAACACCTGGCCGGAGACCGGGCCGACCGGGCGGCAACCCCGGCAGGCGTTAAATCTGCACTGGACGCCCGAGCCTCAATCACCGGCTACAAGCTCACAATCATCGACGGCATGCTCGCAATGGAGAAAACCTGATGCACGGCTTTCCAAAAGTAATAAACACCCGGCAGGACATCGATCACCTGCTGAAATTCCTAGACAGCAAATGGGCGACCCGCGAAAACATAGACCGGGCCATGAGCTACCTGCAGGGCCTCAAAGACGGCACGCAGAGCTACCAGTTTGACCGCGTGCTCGAGGAGGGCGAAGCCCCAGACGGCGATT